GGTCCAACTGGTGCGACGGGAACAACAGGCGCTGGGCAAACTGGTGGTACGGGTGCCACAGGTTCAACAGGTTCGACGGGTCCTCAGGGATCGTTTGGTCTGCAAGGACAAACTGGCAACACAGGACAAACTGGTGGCACAGGTGCAACTGGTCAGACAGCGAATACGGGACCAACAGGCCCTCAAGGTTCTGCTGGTCTACAAGGTGTCACTGGTCAAACAGGCTCGACTGGTGCTACGGGGCAATCGATCACAGGCTCGACTGGTGCTACGGGTCCTCAAGGATCATTTGGTCTGCCTGGGTTTACTGGCGCAACGGGAACAACGGGTGCGACGGGACAATCGATCACAGGTTCAACTGGTTCTACGGGTGCAACTGGTCCAGGTTCTACTGCACCCGGTGGTACAGGCAACACAGGTTCTACTGGACCGTCTGGAGCAACGGGCGCGACATCAGCAACTGGTTCTACAGGAGCAACTGGAACACAGGGCAATACAGGTGTAACAGGAGCAACTGGTGTTGGTGTGACTGGTGGTACGGGCGCAACTGGTCAGACAGCGAACACAGGATCTACGGGTGCGACTGGTGCAACAGGGCAATCGATCACTGGTGCAACGGGTCCATCAGTAACGGGTGCTACTGGCGCGACTGGTGTAACTGGTGCTGCTGGTGATACTGGCTCAACAGGCAACGTTGGTCCTATAGGACCAACCGGCACTAAGGGCAACACCGGCAATACAGGTATTACTGGCGGAACTGGTAAGACTGGTAACACGGGACCAACAGGATACACTGGCCCAACCGGACCAACGGGTAACGTTGGTGCTACATCGACTGTACCCGGTCCTTCTGGTGCAACTGGTCCAACGGGTGCTACAGGAGCCGCAGCAACTGGTAACACAGGTAACACGGGGTCAACAGGTGCTGGTTATACGGGCCCGACTGGGCAAACGGGTTCTACTGGTCCAACTGGACAAACGGGTTCGACGGGTGGAACTGGCCCTACTGGTTATATGTACTATGGCATTACCTCAGTACAAAATGTAACCATTTCGATTCCTGGACCGATCTACTTTAATACGATACCAAATAATGGTGCGTTTCAAAATGGTGATCGTGTTCGCGCTACTTACAATTCCGATCCAACTAATGAATGGATGGAAGGGTATATATCATCATGTACTGCTGGTGGATCTTCGTTACTTCTCAATACTGACATCACCAAGGGTGCAGGAACATATAATTCGTGGACCCTTCATCTAGTTGGTGACGTAGGTACTACGGGTAATACAGGTCAGACTGGTTCAACAGGACCAGCGGGAACTGGTAATACGGGTGGTACTGGTGCTACGGGTGCGACTGGTGCCACAGCGGGTAACACAGGTGCTACAGGTGCGACAGGTATCAATGGTAACACGGGTGCTACGGGCATCGGTGGTACTGGTGCTACGGGCGCAACAGGTGCGACTGCTGGTAACACAGGACCTACTGGACCAACGGGTCAGACAGCAAATACTGGTCCAACAGGACCTACTGGTGGTACGGGTAACACAGGCGTGCAGGGTGGTACTGGATTTACTGGACCAACGGGTGCGACTGCTGGTAACACGGGTGTAACGGGTGCTACTGGCCAGACTGGTAATACTGGTGCTGGTCAGACTGGTGGTACGGGTGCTACAGGTCATACTGCTAACACAGGACCAACAGGACCAACTGGTGGTACAGGTGCTACTGGTATGACCGGCATGACTGGTATGACCGGCGTTCAAGGTAGCACGGGTAATACTGGTTTTGGAAATACTGGTCAGACAGCGAACACAGGTCCAACAGGACCGACCGGTCCTACAGGTGCGACTGCGGGTAATACAGGCGCGACAGGACCAACCGGCAATACGGGTGCTGGTGTAACTGGTGCAACAGGGCCGACGGGAGCAACCGCAGGTAATACGGGTGCAACGGGTTCTACGGGTAATACAGGTGCTGGTGTAACTGGTGCAACAGGTTTGACTGGTGGTACAGGAGCAACGGGGCAAACAGCAAATACTGGTCCGACAGGACCAACCGGAAACACCGGGCCCGCAGGTACATCCGTAACTCTTAAGGGGTCTGTTGCTAACTATGCAGCACTACCCGGTGGTGCTGTGGCGGGTGATCTTTGGATTACTCTTGATACGGGTCATGGTTGGGTATCAGATGGTGTTGGTGGTTGGTCTGATGTAGGACCAATTGAAGGTCCAGCAGGGAACACGGGCAATACGGGCGCGACAGGCGCTGGTGTTACTGGACCAACTGGTGCTTCTGGATATGTTGGTTCAGATGGACGTACTGGTAACACAGGATCAACCGGACCGACCGGTGGTACGGGTAATACGGGTAACACGGGTAACACGGGTGCATTACCAGGAACGCTAGTAGTTGTTCTAGCATATTCCCCTGGTACGATGACTCAAAATATTACGGGCTACCAAGTAGTGGATATCACACTTACTGGTAGTGCAGGAACACTAGTCTTGTCTGGTGGGGTAGATGGGCAAACAATTGTGATTAGAGTACGTCAGGATTCTGCAGGAAACCGAACAATGGCTCTTGGTTCAGGATTCCGATACTCTGATGATATACCGTCGTTTGTCCTAAGTACCGCACCATTTTCTTTAGACTACATTGCATGTAGGATAAATACTACTGATGGTAAGTACGATATTGTTGCCTTCAACAGAGGCTTCCACTAACATAGAGGTGTAATATGGCCGTTGTCAATTCTTCATTCATGCGCTCATCCGACCAAGGTGCCGTTGTCGGTTCGCGCGGTCGTTGTTCGGGCACCAACGGTGACTTGACACAGTTGGTGGATATGCTGCTATTGAACGGGTATAACTGGCAACAGATCACGCCAGCTAACTTGACCCGTTCATCAACAGTAGCAACGTTGAACCTTAATAATCACGGTTTTAATCCGTATCAACGTTTGTGGATGACACAAGGTGATACCAATGACCCAATATATGTTGGTGATACTGCTTACACAGCATCTATTCCAACAATCAACCAAATCACCTTTACTGTAGCAGCTTCTGGTGCTTCGACTGGCGCATCTTCTGGTTCAACCACAGCTAACGGTGCTATTGGTTCGACCACAGCAACCTCAATCACCGTTACATCTGCTGCTTCGTTTCCATCATCTGGTCGCTATGCAATCTTGATTGATACAGAATGGATGCTTGTGACTGCTGGTCAAGGTACAACTACATGGACTGTGATTCGTGGTTTTGGTAACTCGACTGCTGCCACTCACTTGAACAGCGCGGCTGTTACTCAAGTCATCCTTATTGGTGTTGCACCAGCTGGTGGATATAACTGTTGGATTTCTACATTCAGGTCTGGTGGTACTAAAGCGACCTACCAAGCATCAGGTGGTAATCAGCGTATTTTTGAAATTGATGACTCGACAGCTACACCACGTTGGGGTGCTGTTCGTGGTTATAGTTCAATGACCGCATCAGCAACGGGTCTAGATCAAACTCCAACTGTTGCACAGATGGCAACTGCTCCTGCTATTACCAAATCGTCGGTTGCGGATACATCGGCAAGGCAGTGGAGTGCGCTTGTATCTAATCGTTGGATCTACCTCAACATTGATACAGCCAACAACGGTGCTGCTATTTGGGGTACTGGTGAACCTGGTAATTTCTTCTTTGGAGACCTGATTGGTCTTGCGCGTTCTGGTGATTTGTGGGGTACATATCTGATGGCCGCACAAGCAACGCCAGTATTCTCGGTTTCGGATACTACAGTTTTCCCGCTTGTCAACTGGGGCGCAGTTTCTACTTCACACTATGTAATGCGTTCCTTTACTGGTATTGGTTCGGCTGTTAACGCCAACAAGTTCCCAATTGACGTTCGTGGAGGTGCTGCTGCACAGATGTATGCTTCTGGTCAGGGAACGTTAACATTCCCACATCCACCAGATGGTGGTATCTATCTGTCACCAGTATGTGCGGCAGAAGGTACTGCGGGTTATTGGCGCGGTATTTTCCCAGGGTTCTACTTCATCATGCACACTCGTCCTGCGCTACATGGTGATATTTGGACGGGTTCAGGTGCATTTGCTGGTAAGACATTTGTTGCATTGAACTGTTACTTCCCAACAACTGGTGGTCAAATAGCCTGGGAAATTTCTAACACGATTCAAGATTCGTAACAAATGGCTAACTTCGTTCAGGAATTCCGGAGCACGGATCTTAATGCTCCGGTTTTGAGTGGCACTACTGGAGCAATGCTTACGGTACTCAATGCCTGCCTGGTCGATGGTTATACTCCTGCATCTATAACAAGCATCACAGAATCAGGCTCCAACTATACAATGGTCATTCCAGCAGCTAATATCACGCTGTTGGTCAATGAGTATATCAAGATTGCATCATGCACTACGGGTGCGATAAATGGTGTGTGGAAAATAACATCGGTAAATGCTGCTGGCACTAGTATTGTCTTTACTGGTCCTGGCGGCATTGGTGCTATTACAGTTGGACCTGGAACGTATGCCAAAGCACCTATTGGGTGGACTAGACCTTTTGCAGCGGGCACTAACTCGCAAACATATCGCGCACCTGGATCATGGGCTGGAACCAATCAGTTCTATTTTCAAGGTATCGATAATGCTGCATTGGCTGGCTCTAATAAGGAAATGCAAGCATATGGTGCTGAAGTAATGACTGCGGATCAAACAATATCCTCTGGTAGATTTCCAACAGCGGCACAGTTTGCAAATGGATACATATGGACCAAGTCTGATACTGCATCAGATGCTGGCGCAAGAAAATGGTCAATAATCGGTGATAATTACACCTTTTACATGCAAACAATTCGTGATATTGGTAATGTGCAGTATTCTACCTTTGGTTTTGGAGAATACAAATCATTCAAATCTGGTGGTTCTAGTTATTGTTCTTTTATTAGTGGTCTGCAAACTACTAATGTATGGGCAGCATCAGATGGTGCATTTACTACTCCAGCATTTGCAAATACTTTGACTTCAAACGCCGTTAACATAGTACGAGGTGCCTCGGGTACTGGAACAGCACAAACTAGTGGTTTTTATTGTCTAGCAGGCGCCGGGGCTTATAATGGTAGAAATCCATCTAGACAACTTGGTGGTATAGAAGTCATGCCATATCTTGTAGTTGATGGTACTGCATCTAATGTTTGCGTTATAGGAAGACTACGTGGTGTGTATAACATAGGCGCAAGATGGCCGGCGAAAGGTGCGGCCGCAGTTTCGGGCCCGTACATACAGTTTAATGATAATCAGACAGTAACACTAGCTTCCAATCCTTTTGGTGGTACAACAATGAGCGTTTGGCGTGGTAATGATACTGGTTCACACATGCAGGTATTGGTTGATCGTTTTGGACCTTGGACATAAATCATGGCAAAATATGCACCTTTTGGTTCTGTTCAAGTATATCGTTCTACTGATACTGGTACTACTGGTCTTCAGGGCAATACGAATGGTAATTTATTGGGCGCTCTATACAATTGTCTGGTGGATAATCGTTCTGGGTCATCCTATGGTGGTCATGGTGGTATCTCAACAGGTACTGGAACCATTACAGAAGTTGGAACAACCTACAACGTAGTGTCTGATAACACATCAACACTAAAACTTGGTGATTGGATCTATTGGGATTCTACTGGTTACAATTCTACCTTACCGGCTGGTCTTAAGGATACTGCATTTCAGATAACTTCGTACACAGACAACAAACACTGGGGTTTTACTGGGCCTGGTGGTTTGGGTGTCATCACTACTTCTACTGCTACGCACTGGTTCAAATGTCCTTTGGGATATACTGTTGATTATAGCACAACCAACATATACGCATTTCGTTCTGGTGATAGCAGCAATAATGGTCGCCAACATTATTTTCAGGTGTGGGATGATTCGTCGGCGGCCGGCACACCGCAAGACGTTAAGGTTACTGGATTTACTTCGTTAGTAGCATTGGGTACGTTAGATCCAAGTATACAAGTTCCAAAACAAATGTCGTGGCCAGTAACTGGTTTTGCTTCTGGTGTTGGCGGATGTGGTGCAGGCGGAAATCCTAACGGAGTAAATTGGAGAAAATCTGGATCTAATGATGCCACACTTCGACCCTGGACAATATATGCAGACAGCAAGACTGTTTATTTGTATTTGAACTTCAATATCACCGTACCATGTCTGTGGGGCTTTGGGCATTTTATACCATATCGTTCAACCTTTTTGGGTAATTCGTTTGTTGCTGGCCAGCCCACATATGGTTTGACTACTGGTGATGGTATTGGTTCTAGTACCCTAGCTGGATTTCCTGGTGGTGCCAGCAACAATTTTCATATGCCATATAATGATGTCAATAAACCATGGGGAAGCAAGGATTATTCAGCCGTAGTAAATGCAATGTTTCATGTTGGTGGGGGTGCGCCAACTTGGAATGCTGGTTTAGTTGCTAAGTTTCCTGATCCAGCAACAGGTGGTACTGTATTGACTGTACCACAAATAATGTCTTTGACTGGTGAGGAACCTTCAAACGGACCTTGTCATGATTTTGTTGGTAGACCAGCTGGTCTTTATGCAGTATCACATCCACAAGCATCGGGCCCAGTAGCGGGTGATTTACTGACTAATATTACTGGTCTATCTGGTCGAACACTTGAGGTAATTACACCGCAATCAGCAGGTGGTACTGTTATTACGGCAGCTATAGACATAACCGGACCGTGGACGTAACATATGACTACCTATTCTGGTGGAATTGTTCTACCACTAGGCGATGGTTCTTCATTGAACTCGTCGCTTACACTTACTACTAGCTTGAGTGTTTGGCCTTCTGAAATTCAGGTTAATCAAGCTCCAGTTACATCAAATCCTATCTATGCTATATCTGCGTGGTGGTCAACAACCACCGTTGTAGGCGTAGGATCTACTGTCCAAGTACCATTCACAATTGCTGGAACATCTAGTAAGGTATTGGGTTCTACGATTGTCATCAACTCTGACTTTGTTCCAGCCAATCTACCAAATTGGGTTCACGTTGATGGACCAGTTGTAACCACTTCACCATATTATGCGATTAGTGGTTGGTATACCTCATCGACCGCGATGAATTTTGCTCCTGCATTTCCAGCATATAGGATTGTGCCTTGGTGGACAGTTGACATCGGTACACCCGAAGGTGCTGCATTTGGTTCTGCCAATGCAACACAGATAGGTGCTGCTGGTATATCTACTATTGTTAGTGGTACGCAAACCACTGACGTTTCTGGAATCATGTCTGGACAGGTTGTGGTTGCTGGCAGTCCGTTTCAAGGAGCGATGGTTCGTGCGTACTATCGTCCAACGGGGGTGCTGATTTACTCTGCCCAAACAGATGCAAACGGTCAATACACGATCAAGTACCTGCAGCAAGGACAGAGCCAACTCTATCAAGTTATCTGTGATGCTCCTTCAGCTATCTACAACGATCAAGTAAAGGCAAGAGTTTCATCCGACTAACATGGCAAACTATACTCCACCAGCGTACAATCAAGTCAACTTCTTCTTTGACTTTCCAGCCGTAATGACGATGAACTATGTCGCACCTCCATATAACCACGTGGATTTCGACTTTGAAGCAGTAATGTCGGTCAGCCAAGAAGAAAAGGCTCGTCCACAATTCTTCATTCCGGAATAAGATAAATAGAGGAAAATAGAGGGCATTTCGATGATTCCTAATTCTAGAGCATCAATAACTGCATACGCGCTACGCGCATTGGGCGATGATGTGGTTGAGGTCAATGTATCCGAAGATCAATTGGATGATCGTTTGGACGAAGCCCTTTCGTGGTTCCGCGACTACCATTCTGATGGTGTCGAAAAGGTGTATTTCAAGCACCAAGTGACCTGTTCGTCAGTCAAGATCACCACTGCTAATGCTGAAAGCTTTAGTGGTCAAGAAATTATCACGGGTGGAACATCTGGTGTGCAATTCGTATTTGAATCTGCTCCAGATGCAAATACTATCTGGACTCGCAAGATTGGTGGTACGCTTGTTCCGGGAGAAACGTTGACGGGCGGTACGTCTGGTACTGTCGCAACGTTGACCTCGTTGCCTGCTGAAATAGTCATTGGCGATATTGAAAAGGGCTATCTACCACTGAATGACGCTATCATCAGCGTGGTGCGAGTTCTACCATTGAACCAAAACTACAGCGGTGCGAATTTCAATATGTTTGACGTTCGTTACCAAATCATGTTGAACGATATGTTTTCGTTGACCAACATCAACATGCTGTACTACACACAGGTTCAATCGCACCTAAGCATGATTAACTTCCTGCTTACGCCAGAGATTACCTATCAATTCAATCGACACAAGAACCAATTGCAATTGAACGTGGACTGGCAATATAAGGTCAATGCTGGTGACTGGATGATTGTCGAAACTTGGTCTATCCTAGATCCAGAGAATTGGACTAAGGTCTACAATGATCGTTGGCTCAAGGAAATGTTCATTGCACTAATCAAGCGTCAATGGGGTAACAACCTCAAGAAATTCGAGGGAATGCAATTGCCTGGCGGCGTGATGTTGAATGGTCAAAAGATTTTCGATGAAGCGACGGCAGAAATTGAAAACCTCAAGCAACGTGTAATTTACGATTACCAAGAACCAGTTGATTTCCTGATAGGCTAAAATGCCAACCAATCACTACTTTCAGTCGGGTGTTCCTGGGGGTCGTTCCTCAGAGCAAAAGGTGCTTGAAAGCATCATCATCGAATCCTTGAAAATCTATGGGTTCGATGTATACTACCTACCTCGAAAGTTGGTGAAAGAGGACATTCTATTTGGTGAGGATGTGCTGTCGAAATTTGAGTTCGCAGTACCTCTAGAAATGTACCTCAAGAATGTCAATGGCTATGCGGGTGATGGCGACTTCGTAAGAAACTTCGGTATCGAAATACGAGACAGGGGAACTTTCGTATGTGCCCGCGCGAGATATGCCCAAGCCGTTTCTGCTAAGGGAATGGGCATTCTACCAGATCGTCCAGCTGAAGGTGACTTGATCTACATGCCAGCATCAAACAGCATGTTTGAAATCAAGTTTGTAGAACACGAAGATCCATTCTATCAGTTGGGTCGCTTGTACGTTTGGGAAATGGAATGCGAGCTGTTTGTTTACAGTTCAGAAAAACTCGACACTGGTATTGGTCAGATTGACGAAATCGTTACTCTGCAAAGCGAAGAGGAGTCGCTCTGGAATATGACGTTGAACAATGGTGGCCAACTGCTATTGCAGAATGGCAATACCTTGCTCCAGTCAGGATTCAAAATCGGTACTATTATTCCTGGTGCAGATAACGACCAGATCAAGACAGAGGGTGATACCATTCTTGACTTCTCTGAAAAGAATCCGTTTGGTGAGATTAGCCAATGATCGACAATACGATTTTCTACCACAGCACTATTCGCAGCACAGTAGTCGCGTTTGGTGAACTGTTCAACAACATCCGCATTCAGCGTGTGGATTCCGCTGGAGCGGTTGTCCAAACGCTCAAAGTTCCTTTGTCTTACGGACCTAAGCAAAAGTTCTTGGTTCGTATTAGGCAAAACCCTGATCTAGCGACCCGCTCGCGCATCGAAATTACTGTGCCTCGTTTGGGGTTTGAAATCGTCAATTTCCAGTATGATGCTAGGCGCAAGCTTGCACCGACACAGAAGCAAAAGAAGGTTACATCAGATGTAATGATGAACACGATGTATAACCCAGCCCCTTGGAACATCAACTTTCAGCTTCACGTTTTGGTACGCAATCAAGATGATGGTCTGCAAATTCTAGAACAGATCCTACCATTCTTCAATCCAGAGTATGTGGTGCGTTTGAATGATGTTACTGACATGGGTCTACAGCACGACCTGCCAATCGTGCTGAATGGGGTTACTTATTCAGATGATTATGAGGGTGACTTTCTCACGCGCAATTCAATTGTCTGGACGCTAGACTTCACAGCCAAAGCTAACATCTATGGTCCAGTCACGAAGCAAGGTGTTATCAAGACCGCTATTGCTACGTTGTATCCAAACATGCCTGGCTACGATCAGGTAGACAACGAGCGTTACACCGCTGCTGTTGTACCTCCTACTGCTGGACCAGCAGACACATACACTATTCTAGAGACTTGGGATAAACTGATCGATTGATTGGATAATGATAGACTATGGACAATGATAGAGTAGTTGATACGGTATCGCACCTCGTAGATCCTGAATTGCCTGTTGTTAGAGTTCAACCGCAGCTTCCAGTGGTGATTGAACCTATTGACAGTTCGGGTGATGACCTACAAGATGACTATGAGCTTGCACGAAAGCATCTACGGGAAACTGTAGAAAGGGCATCTGAAGCCCTCAGTGGCATTCTACAAGTCGCCAAAGAATCAGACCACCCTAGAGCATTCGAGGTTGCTGGGCAGTTATTGAATGTCGTTGGCGAAGCAGCAAAGAACCTGATGGAACTACAGAAGCGAAAGAGGGACATGACTGGTGAGACTCCCCAGACCTCTACCGGCGACACCAACATCGAAAATGCGGTGTTCGTTGGTACTACCCAAGAGTTGGCTGAAATCATGAGAAGGCCGTCGAGAGAACGCCTACCTAATGTCGAATAAACCGATCACAGTTACGCACGTTAAGAAAGCGCGTAGCGGACCAAAGAGTTATCTAGCAAACCCTCGCTTGAAGGCGAAGGGTGTGGTAGTTCCTTTTACCCAAGAACAGATTGACGAATACGCTAAATGTGCGGGTGATCCGCTGTACTTCATCAAGCATTACATGAAGATCGTCAACTTGGATCGTGGTCTTATTCCGTTTGAGACCTGGCCTTTCCAAGAAAGGATGATTCACACGTTCCACGCTAATCGTTTTTCGATTTGCAAACTGCCGCGTCAAACAGGTAAATCAACCACAGTTGTGGCATACTTCCTTTGGATGGTACTTTTTGTACCACAACAAAGTCTGGCTATTCTAGCCAACCGAGGCGATTTGGCAAGAACGCTGCTGGAGAAGATCAAGTACGCATACGAATACCTACCACTGTGGATTCAGCAAGGTATTGTCACATGGAACAAGGGTAACATCGAATTAGAAAATGGTTCCAAGATTGTCGCTACTGCAACGTCATCGTCTGCGGCGCGTGGTGGATCATACAACGCTATTCTGCTGGACGAGTTCGCGTTCGTTGAACCAAACATGCAAGAGTCATTTTTCAATTCCGTGTATCCGACGATTTCTTCTGGTCAGTCATCGAAGGTTATCATCGTTTCTACGCCGAACGGTATGGGCAATCTATTCTACAAGATGTGGATGGATGCTACAGACAAGATTGCAGCGAGAAATGCGTACAAGCCGATTGAAATCAATTGGTGGGATGTTCCTGGTCGTGATGAAGCGTGGAAAGCAGAAACTATTTCCAACACCTCACTACGTCAGTTCCAACAAGAGTTTGAATGTCAGTTCCTTGGATCGATGGATACTCTCATTGATCCTAACGTCATCAGGTCGATGGTGTTTGAGCGTCCTATTTACGAAAAGGATCATATTGACATCATCGAACAACCACAGAAGGATCACATCTATTCAATAGTCTGCGATACTTCACGCGGTATTGGACTCGACTATTCTGCATTTGTGGTCATGGATATTACTGCGCTGCCATATAGTACAGTAGCAAAGTATCGATGCAATGATGTATCGCCGTTGCTGTATCCGTCGGTCATTTACAATACTGCGAAGGCTTACAACGGGGCCTTCGTTCTGATCGAAATCAACGACAATGGTCAGCAAGTAGCAGACATCTTGCATGACGATCTTGAATATGACAACATCGTTTGGGTTTCAAAGGATAACAAGTCTGGGCAGTCCGTTGGTGGTGGGTTCGGGAAAAGCGGGGTTTCATTGCAGCGAGGCGTAAAAACCTCAAAGCAAGTCAAGCGTTTGGGTTGCACGTTGCTGAAGAATCTTGTAGAGAGCGGAAAGATCATAGTCAGAGACATCGACATAATCGGTGAATTGTCTACATTCGTTCTCGACAAAGATACCTATGCTGCGGAAGAAGGGTGTAACGATGACCTTGCAATGTCGTTGGTACTCTTTTCGTGGATGGTAAATCAAGACTACTTTAAGCAAATAACCAACACAACCTTGAGAACCTCGCTTTACGAACAACAGATGCAGGAGTTAGAGCAAGACCTAACCCCATTTGGTATCGTAGCAGATGGCCAGGAAACTGGCGTCAAAGTGGGTTTTGGTGAAAACAGTTGGCTAATCAAGCCCGAGGATGAAGACCTTTGGCTGACGCGATCTTTGACCGAAACCTGAAAAATCTAAAGGCATAAATACTCGTTGCTAATCAAGATTACACGATCTGATTTCACGAATTTTCGGCCCAGTAAGTAACGTAATAGGAGAATAACAATGGCCTTCCAGCTCTCACCTGGTGTACTCGTTGTAGAGAAGGACTTTACGGGTATCATCCCAGCAGTTGCCACCACTCCAGGTGCTTATGTAGGCGCCTTTGAATGGGGTCCTGTTGAAGAAGTCCGCACCCTGTCCGGAGAGGACAGGCTAACATCTACGTTCGGGTATCCAAACGTTGATACGTTCGTTGACTTTTTCACCGCTTCAAACTTCCTCGCATACGGCAATAACCTTCAAGTTGTGCGCGTTGTTGGTACGGCGGCTAAGAATGCTGTATCGCAAGGTACTGCTACGCTCATCAAGAATACCTCAGATTACCAGAACGTTGCTTTTGATGGTCAACTTTCTGTTGGTCCTTGGGCTGCAAAGTATCCAGGCGTTAAGGGCAATTCGCTAAAGGTCGTGGCAATTGACCAATGCGCGTCACAAAATGCCTATGATACAGCTACCTATGACGGCGTAAATCTGTGGAAGGCGATTGCTACTCGCCCAGGTACTTCCTTGTTTGTGTCTGACCGTTCTGGTCTGACCACTGCTGCGGACGAAATGCACATTGTGGTGCTTGATGAAGATGGTTTCTGGACTGGTACGAAGAATGCCATCCTTGAAACGTTCTTTAATGTATCAAAAGCATCTGATGCAAAGCGCCCAGACGGTACTGCAAACTACTACAAGTCTGTGATGAATGGTGAATCTACTAAAATTTGGTGGACTGATCACCTTGACACAGCATCTGGTATTGCTTCTATCACTATCGGTGGTGGCGGTGGTACTGGTTATCACCAAGCAACAACCACTGTTACTTGTGCAGCACCTCCTGCAGGTGGCGTGCAAGCAACGTTCACATGCACGGTAACTGCTGGTGTCATCACAGCCATTCAAGTTGTTAATGCAGGTGCTGGTTACGTTTCAGTTCCTGCTGTCACGATTCTTGATACCGACCTTACTCCAGGTTCTGGCGCAACTGGTACGGCTGTTCTGAACAACGTTCAGCCATCCAACCATACCGCTGATCTTGGTACTGCTGCTATCAACATCTCCTCGACTAATCTGTTCAAGTTGATCCGTAAGGAAAACTCAACTTCTGGTCAGAATTATTCGTTAACTGGTGGTGTCAGCGCAGAATCTAGCGTGGCTAATGGTGATCGTGAAATCGGTTGGGACATCTTCAAGAATACTGACCAATTTGACGTTTCGCTGGTGCCAACTGGTGGTGCAGATGCAGTTCTTGCCAAGTACGTTCAAGACAACATCGGCGAATACCGAAAGGATTGCGTCGTGTTTATTTCGCCTCTATTGGCTGACGTTAAGACCAATCCTGGTTTGGAAGCAGACGACATCATCACTACTCGCAATTCGTTGACTTCATCGAACTACTCGGTAATGGACAGCGGCTGGAAGTATCAGTATGACAAGTACAACGATACTTTCCGATGGGTACCTCTGAATGGAGACATTGCTGGTCTGTGCGCTCGTACTGACTTGACTAATGACCCATGGTGGTCTCCAGCTGGTCTGAATCGTGGTCACATCCTGAACTGCGTGAAGCTTGCATATTCGCCTAACAAGACGGATCGTGATAAGCTTTACATCAACGGTGTCAACCCAGTTTGCACTTTCCCTGGCGATGGTACTGTGATGTACGGCGACAAGACAATGCAAGCAAAGCCATCAGCATTCGACCGCATTAACGTGCGTCGTCTGTTCATCGTGCTTGAAAAGGCAATTGCTAAGGCTGCTAAGTACCAACTGTTTGAATTTAACGATTCGTTCACGCAAGCATCGTTCCGCAACATGGTTGAGCCATTCCTGCGTGACGTTCAAGGTCGTCGTGGTTTGACTGACTTCAAGGTAGTTTGCGATGACACGAACAACACGCCTTATATCGTTGACACAAATCAGTTCGTGGCTGACATCTATCTCAAGCCAACTCGTTCGATCAACTTCATTACTTTGAACTTTATCGCAACGGCAACTGGCGTTTCGTTCACCGAAGTCGGCGCGTAATCAGAGATAGGATAAGGAGAAATAAATGACTGCTCGTACAATTTCTGATTTCAAAGCCCAGCTAATTGGTGGTGGCGCACGTCCAAATCAGTTTGAAGTTGAAATGACGTTCCCAACATTCGTTACGCTTGGTGCCGTAGCGGGGCAAAAGATGGGGTTCATGGTGATGGCGGCCCAGCTGCCGGCATCTAATCTTGACGTTGCTCCTGCTCCATTCCGTGGTCGTTTCGTATACACGGCTGGAGAACGTACATTCGATCCATGGGGTGTGACGGTTCTTAACGATACAGACTTCATCATCCGCAATGCGCTAGAGCAGTGGCAACAAGCTATCAACAATAACCTGACAAACGTTGGTCTAACCAACCCATCAGATTATCAAGCTCGTGCTACTGTCTATCAACTGTCGCGTGCTGGTGACCGTATCAAGTCATACACGTTTGAGGGCATGTTCCCAACGCACGTTGGTCCAATCGAACTTTCGATGGATGCCAACAACGTTATTGAACAGTTCCAAACGACATTCGTGGTTCAGTACTGGACAAGCAATACAACGGGTTAATCCCGGCTGATGTGAAACGTTGGTGAGGCATCAGCCTCACCAACTCTCAATATAGGATTCTTAATGGACGACCAAAAAAGCTTTTCGATTTTCGGGTGGCAAGTATCAAAGAAGAAGGGTGTCGGCGAGAACATTACCGAAAATCCTTCTTTCGTTGCGCCTGAAGCCAATGATGGATCGGCTATCATAAATGCCGGCGGCTATTTTGGAACATACTTAGACGTAGAAGGTAACATCAAGAATGAGTCGGATCTGATCCGACGCTATCGTGAAATTTCGATGTACTCTGATGTGGACTCTGCAATTGAGGACATCGTGAACGAATCCATCGTTAAGGATGACGATGGTGCTAGTGTAAAGATCAATTTGGACAATCTGTCGGACGTTCTATCTGACAACATTTCCGAAGCGATTGTAGACGAATTCGATAAGGTCTTGAAACTGCTGCAATGGAATCTCAAGGCCCATGAGGTTTTCCGACGCTGGTATATTGATGGTAGAATTTACTACCACAAGATAGTAGATAAGGACAATCTGAAAGACGGCATTCAGGAACTGCGTTTTATTGACCCGCGTAAGATCAAAAAGATCCGCGAAATCAAGAAAACAAAGGACCCGAAGTCTGGCGTTGACATCATTACCAGCATTGAGGAATACTACATCTTCAATGAAAAGGGATTGGTGGCAACATCACCAGGTCAACCCGGAACGATAACGGCTCAAGGTATCAAGATTGCACCTGAGTCTATTTCATTCGTACCAAGTGGTTATGTGGACGTAGACAAGAACACGGTTCTGTCATACCTACACAAAGCCATCAAGCCAGTCAACCAGCTTAGAATGGTTGAGGACGCACTGGTCATCTATCGCCTAGCGAGAGCACCAGAACGTCGCGTGTTCTACATTGATATTGGTAATCTGCCAAAACTGAAGGCAGAACAATACATGAAGGACATCATGGCGAAGTATCGTAACAAGATGGTGTATGACGCACAGACTGGTGAAATTCGTGACGACAAAAAGTACCTGTCTATGCTTGAAGATTTCTGGTTGCCTCGTCGTGAAGGTGGTCGTGGTACGGAGATTGATACGCTGAAGGGTGGAGATAACCTCAACCAAATCGAGGATATTCAATACTTCCAACGCAAGCTTTATCAATCGTTGAATGTACCGCTGTCACGTTTGCTGCAAGATCAGCCGTTTAACTTCGCACGTGGAACTGAAATTTCGCGTGATGAAATCAAGTTTTCTAAGTTCATTGACCGTATGCGTTTGCGTTTTAGTGAGTTGTTTTTCGATGTGTTGAAAACACAATTGCTGCTAAAGCGCATTATGACGGATGCGGATTGGCAAGAAATAAGGGACAAGATTCGCTTTGATTATACGCAAGACATTTTCTACAGCGAGCTAACGGATCTTGAACTGCAAAGAAACAAGGTAGAGCTGTTGACTGAAATGGCGCCGTTTGTTGGAGTGTACTACTCGAAAGCGTATGTACGCAAGAAGGTGCTGCGATTTACTGATGAAGAAATCAAGGAGATGGATAAGGAAATGTCAGACGAAACTGCGTCTATGGTTCAAAGCACTGGTGTTGCTATGGGCCCTGATGCTGAATATGCTCCAGGAGCACCTGGTCAACCTAATCCAAACATGCTTAATCCATCAGCGCAACAAGGTCAACCACAACCTCAACCACAGCAACAACCGCAACCGCAAGGAAAATAAACTATGCCTAATGATACTGACCAATATTGGGATGACATTCGTTCGATGGTGAATGCTGTCGGCGAACGAAATCTAATTGATGTGCAAGCGAACTTTGATCGTGTAATGCAAGATAGGGTAGGTGCTGCTTTAACTGCCAAGCGTGCAGATGTGGCAGCGTCTATCTATGGCGGTAAACCGCAATCCGGTGCTGAGGACCAACGTTCCACAGAGGACGATTCTGAAGGCGACGAATAAGGAGTAGGCAATGGCCGCAACAAAGAGAATCCTGAAGCTAACGCATAATGATGCCAATGTAAAGATCATTACGGCATCTGCTGATAATGCAACTGTTGGTTTACTTACCGATCTAAAGCTTGGTTCGGAATCAGTTAGTCAAGGTGTTGTAACTGTGGGTCTGGGTAACGGTGGTTCTGGTTACACCTCGGCACCACAGGTTGTTTTCACACCTGCAGGAACTGGTGGTACTGATGCAGCGGCTATTGCAATTTTGAATGCTACTGGTTCTGTTACCGCAGTTAACGTAACAAACTATGGTTCTGGCTATACCGCAGCGCCGGCAGTCTCATTTGTTCCAGCCGGAACAGGTGGTACGGGTGCTACGGCAGCAGCGGCATTGTATACAGGCGCTAGAGTGGCTATTGACAAGATCATGTGGTCTACGTCACCAGTTGCTGGTGCGTCAATTACTCTAACACGAAATTCAGAAGCTATTGCTGTGCTGTTTGGTTCGGGTGAAATGGACCTCAATGCTAAGGGCATGACTGATGACTCGCAAGCTGCATATGACATCGTATGCACGTTTGCTGGTACGGGTGGTACAGCATACCTCAAGCTAAAGAAGGTTTCAGGATTCGGAGACTAATATGAACTTACAATCTGAAATGAACCCGTTTTATCTAGTGGAGGCGAAAGCCCCTGGCTACGATGCACCATGGGCTACACACGTTGCGTTCAATAACTCAAAGCACCATGATAAGATGTCTGCATGGCACGCCGATCAGATGGAGAAGCATAGCAATCTAGCGGTTAAACACGATGAAAATAGTACCTCTGCTTATCAAAGAGCGGCTGAGTTATCTAGTCACAATTCACCAAAGTCAGGCTTTGGTGAACAGATCAAGAATCATATGGCTAAAGCCACTGAACACATGATGTTGGCCCATCAGCATAACATGCTGGAGAAGTATCACGATCATATGCAACACGCACATAGTCTAATGCATGAAGGAATGGAAGTAGGTAATTCTAAAAGGATTCATCAAGCCCACGCAGCCGCAGCACAGGGTGCTGCACTATTTGCAGGGGCTACGAAAAGGAAATGAAAATGCGTCTAGTCACCGAAGTGTTTGACGACATCAATTGCGTACAGCAATTGGATGAAGCCACACAAAAGAAGAGCCATTTCATTGAGGGCGTCTTTGCCCAAGCAGGCATTCCAAACAGGAACAAGCGTAACTATCCTTATCCTGTAATGGAAGCTGCAATCAACAAGTTCGGTAGCTTGATCGAACAGAAGCGTGCGCTAGGTGAACTAGGGCATCCTCAAGGTCCAGCTATCAATCTAGATCGTGTTTCACACCTCATCACGAAGCTTGCATTTGAAGGCAACAATGTGATAGGTAAAGCAAAGGTTCTAGATACACCAAACGGAATGATCGTCAAGAATTTCATTGACGAAGGCGTTAAGCTTGGTGTATCAACACGTGGGATGGGTTCTGTTAAGGCAACGAAGATCGGCATTCAGGAAGTACAAACTGATTTCCAACTTGCTACTATTGACATCGTTGCAGATCCATCAGCACCTGATGCGTTCGTCCAAGGCCTCTATGAAGGCAAGGAATGGATTATGGTGAATGGTGTTTGGACAGAAATCGATGCGGAGAATGCACGCAATCTAGTGCTTAGTGCTAAGTCAGGACCTGACTTGACAGAAGCCAAGATCCGTGCTTTCAAAATGTTGATTGACCGATTGAAGTAAACGGTGTAGAAATTCCGAAATCTATAAATAATAGAGACATTTTCGGCACAACGAGAATCGTAGGAGAGAAAACAATGAGCGTCGAAAGCAAAATCAAGGAACTTCTAGAACGTGCAGCCCCAGGCCCACGTTACCAAGAAGGTATTATCCCACAGGGCTCGTCAAACATTGACCAAAAGGGTCTGGCTGACGTTGAAAATCTTGGCTCCGAAAAGGCTGGTGTTGCTGCTTCGGCTGCTGCTGGTCCTACGAGTCTACCAACTGGTCAAAATCCTGGTTCAGGTGAAGGCGTTGTAATGCAAGGTTCTTCACAAGTCAAGGATCCAGACGAAGAAGATTTGGCTGCAACTGGTCAAACGCAAGGTGGTAAGCTTGCCTCTGCAAAGGCTGGTCCAGCTGCTCCGCTTCCAGGTAGCAATGCTGGTGGTGAAACTGCTGTTGTTGTGCAGGGTTCATCTGGCGAAGCTACTCCTGGTCAAGGCGGCACACCTGCTCTTGCTACGGGTCAAATTGAATCAGCGAATGCTGACTTTGAAAAGGCTCTAACAGAAGCTGGTATCCCTGAGTCGGCGCAAGCTGCACTTAAGGAAGCTTTTGAAAAGGTTGTCGTTGCGCGTGTAGAAGCTGAAATCGAAAACGCCTCCGACACTCTAGCAGAAGCCGTACAGTCACTGGCAGAAGCCAAGTATCAAGAATTGTATGAAGCTGTCAATGAGTACCTGAACTATGCGGTAGAGACATGGATGGAAAAGAATCAAGTCGCTATCGAAGCTGGTTTGCGTACTGAAATTGCAGAAGATTTCATTTCTGGTCTCAAGGACTTGTTCGAGGAACACGCGATTGAAATCCCAGAAGAAAACTTTGATCCGCTGAAGAAGGCTCTTGCGGACAAGGAAGAACTAGAAGCAAAACTTAATGAGTCCATGCAGCAAGTTGTTAAGCTGACCGAATCGCAGCGCACGTTGGAACGCCGTCAGATCGTGGAACGTGTAACGAAGGACATGGTCGCAACAGACGCAGAAAAGTTTGTTAAGCTAGTGGAAGACGTTGAATTCGATACACCAGAATCATTTGCTGAAAAGCTGGCGCTTCACAAGACCCGCTACTTCTCAAAGGACGCTGGATCGAAAACAAGTCTAACAGAGTCGTCATCTACAGAGTTGCCAGCTACAGTTGATCCAAGCATTGAACTGTATGTTTCGGCACTTCGTAAAACGGCAAAACGCTAAATAGTCCAATAAGAAAAACAGGAGATTCAAACCATGTATCTGACAGAAGAACTACAAGGCAAGTGGGCACCAGTCCTTGACGACGAATCCGTTGCTCCAATTAAGGATCCGTATCGTCGTGCTGTTACCACAAAGCTGCTAGAAAACCAACACATTGCGCTGATGGAAGATTCAGCGGCTAACGCTGCTGGCGCGATGCCAGACACGGGTGGTGTTGCTAAGTTTGACCCAATCTTGATTTCGCTGGTGCGTCGTGCCATGCCTAATCTGATTGCGTATGACATTTGCGGTGTTCAGCCAATGTCAGGCCCAACTGGTCTTATCTTCGCAATGAAGTCGAACTATTCGACCCAAGGCGGTACTGAGGCTCTGTTCAACGAAGCTGATACGTCTTTCACTGGTACGGGTTCACACGCTGGTTCAAACCCAGTTAACGGCGCGTACACAACTGGTGCTGGTGTTACAACGGCAACTGGTGAAAACGAAGGTACGTCGAAGGGCACTCCTGGTCCAGCAATCCCAGAAATGGCGTTCACAATCGAAAAGACCACGGTTACTGCAAAGACCCGTGTGCTTAAGGCTGAATACACCATCGAACTGGCACAAGACTTGAAGGCTGTTCACGGTCTTGACGCTGAATCAGAACTGTCGAATATTCTGTCCGCAGAAATTCTTGCTGAAATCAACCGTGAAGTTGTCCGTACGATTTATTACGCAGCTAAGGCTGGTGCGCAAGTTGGTACGGCAGTCGCTGGTGCTTTCGACCTTGACGTTGACTCAAATGGTCGTTGGTCAGTTGAGAAGTTCAAGGGCATGATGTTCCAAATCGAACGTGAAGCTAACGCAATCGCACAACAAACTCGTCGTGGTAAGGGTAACTTCATCATCTGCTCGGCTGACGTTGCTTCGGCGATGTCGATGGCAGGTGTCCTTGACTACAACTCGGGTCTGCGCGATACGCTGACGGTTGATGACACTGGCAACACGTTTGCTGGCGTTCTAAACGGTCGCTTCCGTGTCTACATCGATCCATATTCTGCGAACGTTGACGCTAACCAGTTCTTCGTGGTTGGTTACAAGGGTGCGTCCCCTTATGATGCAGGTATGTTCTACTGCCCATACGTTCCTCTACAAATGGTTCGTGCAGTTGATCCAGGTTCATTCCAACCAAAGATCGGCTTCAAGACACGTTATGGTCTAATCAGCAACCCATTCACAGCAATCACTTCGGCAGCGAACATCTACTACCGTAAGGTGAAGGTTCTGAATCTGATGTAATAGAGGTAGGTAATAAGAAGGCTGCAAAAGCCCTGGGGGAGACCGGCAACGGTCTCCCCTTTACATTTCGGAGGGGATATGAATAGTGCCGATGTGGCAAGACAGATAAAGGCTATACAAGAGGATATAGACACTCTCAAGCAGGCTTTAATAGGACATTTCAAATCAGACGATGATGTTCAGAATCGTATTGCTGAGGATGTTCATAAAGTATTGATGCTCCTTCTGAATTCTAGGGTGGATTCTGCAAACCAAAATTTGCAGAATGCTAGTGATACTCTGGGCATGCCGGAAGATGAGCTATAAATACTAGCATAGGAGAATACTATGCCCAATCAAGAATGGCTTGACGCAAACGAAGTTGAATATGACTATCTGAAGCCCAACAGCTTTAGAATGTCGTTTCACAACATACCAAAGGTTTCATATTTCTGTCAGTCTGTAAATCTGCCAGGTTTCACAGCAGGTCATACTGTTCTGCCAACACCATTCCACGATTTGCCTATAGCGGGTGATAAAGGTGAATTCGAACCTCTGTCTATCACCTTTTTGATTGATTCAAAGCTAAAGAACTTCCTTGAATTGCGTAACTGGTTGATTGGCATTGCCTTCCCAGATAGCTATCAGGAATTCATCGACCTGCGTACCAAAAATAACAACAAGTCGTTGACACAAAAAGTCGGCAAGTATGATAATGAAAGTGGTCTGTATGCAGACGCCACATTGATGATTTTGACCAACAAAAACAATCCTCACTCAATGGTAACCTTCAACGATATATTCCCCATATCGCTGTCTGGTCAGCAATTTGCATCAGACGTTACCGATGTGCCCGCAATGGTAGCTACCGCAGTATTCCAATACAAAACGTATTCGGTTACTCTGCTTTAACCACTTGCTTTTTCCCTGGAAGTATGCTACTATTAGGTCTCTGTACCTAAGATGGGTTCACTATGGCTGCCTTTGACATTGAAGTAATAAACACCGATTGGTCCAATGATTCCAAAATCAATGAACTAGACTTGGTGGGTTCGATTCGTGATGTGCCTAAACTCCACTCAAAATGGATTGGCAAACTGTCTCTGGCAAAGCTGCAATTGCGACAGCGAATTTCCAAGTACAACAATCTACGTCAGGCTAAGTTTCGCTACTATCGTGGTGAAATGACGAAAGACGAACTTGACAAGTTTGGCTGGACTCAATGGCAGGGTGTAAAGCCTCTCAAAACGGACATGTCAGAGTTCCTGCAAACAGATCCTGACTTGACATTGCTAGAGGACAAGATTCACTATATGGAAGTGGTTGTCTCGACACTAGAGGCAATTATTCGCAGTATCAACAGCCGAGGCTATGATTTGAAGACCATGCTAGAGGCTAAGAAATTCTACAATGGGATGAACTGATATGTGTTTCACATGGTTAGTAATTGGCGTCATTATGGGTGCCACCGCTATTCTTGCCATTTTCTCTAAGTTCAAGTAATGGAAGAAGTAGTCCGCGTATCGAAAGTCAACGAGGCATACATCAAAGTAGATTGTAGCCCTTCCGTTGCCTACGAGCTGTCGGACTACTTTTCCTATGATGAACCCGGAGCGAGATTCATGCCTCAAGTGCGGGCAAGACTATGGGACGGCAAACGCCGTCTTTTCGGCCTTATGTCCCGTGAAATGTACTCTGGCTTGTATTTGCATCTGGTTCAGTTTTGCAAAGAGCGTAGCTATGACATCGAAAAGGTACCTACTGAATACGGGCTGCCTCTCGACATTCATCCAGTTAGAATAGAAACACTGGAGACGTTCTGCAAGAGTCTGAATCTGCACTATGACGGCAAGCCTATTTCCATATACGATCACCAACTGCAAGGTGTATTCTATGGTCTAAAGCATCGTGGTAAGCTGCTGTTGTCTCCTACTGGTTCAGGCAAGTCCCTCATCATCTATGTGATTTTGCGCTATCTAAAAGCGTACAATCAAATGAAGGGCATTGATAAGTCACAGATACTAATCGTTCCGCGCACTTCGCTCGTAGAGCAAATGTACTCTGACTTCCAGGAGTATTCATATGCAAATAAGTGGCCAGTGGCAGATATGTGCGCTAGGATATATTCGGGTTTGCCGAAAGACCCGCCTTCTCCTATCGTAATCACTACTTGGCAGAGCATCTATCAACAGCCCAAACCGTTCTTCGATAAATACTATACAGTAATAGGTGATGAGGCTCACACATGGAAAGCTAAGTGTTTGACTAGCATCATGTCCAAATGTACCGAAGCACCATATCGTATCGGTTTGACTGGTACGTTGGATGGTACAGAGGTCAACAAGCTTGTGCTTGAGGGTCTATTTGGTTCAGTCTATCAAGTTGCCACGACTAAGGAACTTCAGGACAAAGGAATTCTAGCACCGTTGAAAATCAAGATAGCGGTGTTGAAATACTCTGATGAGGAAAGAAAGGCGATTGCTAAGTCGAAGGAGTATTCAGACGAAATAGCCTTCTTGCTTGCGCACGAAAAGCGCAATCGATTTGTACGAAACTTAGCTGTGGCACAGAAGTCTAATACTCTAGTGCTTTTCAATCAGATCGAAAAGCATGGTGATATTCTGTACCGAATGATTAAGGAAAAAGTAGCAGATGGTCGAAACGTCTATTACATCCATGGTGGTGTAGACGTAGAGGAACGTGAAGCAGTACGCAAGATCATGGCAAAGGAGACAGATGCTATTGTTCTCGCCTCGTATGGAACCTATCAGCTTGGTATCAACATACCCAATTTGCATAACGTTGTTTTTGGATCGCCTTCTAAATCTAGAATTCGCAATCTTCAAAGCATTGGTAGAGGGCTACGCACGACTGCTGGGAAAGCTTACTGCACGTTGTTTGATATTGCTGACGACCTGCAATGGAAGAACAGAGTTAACCATACGCTGAAACACCTACTTGAAAGAATCGACATTTACAACAACGAAGAATTTGATTACAACCTTGTCGAGGTACCACTCTAGGAGCAAAGGGAAGAAAATGGAAGAACAAGAACTCCAATCTCCTATTTACTACATGCGGCTAATGAATGGCGATTCCATCATCGGCAGGTCTGACGATGATATGGACAAAATCAACGATATAGGATATGTGGTGATGCGGGACATAATGAAGGTTAAGAATCAGATGATGTCCTCACCTCACGGCGAGCTATCGGAAATAATGATGATACTGCCATGGCTTGAAGGCACATACATCACCCAAGACATTTCAATACCCACAGACACAATTGTTGCAGCGTCAATGTGCAAGAATTCTCTCGCGTTCAAATACGCGAAGCACGTTGCGGGTTACAAATTACGGGAAACGATTATGGAAGATTCGTTCACTAAGGCTTTCGCCAAAATGGAAAGCGAGTCGAACGATCAACAGGAGGAAGCAGCATCAGAAGAAGAACCGAAGATGCTGATTGTGCCTCAACCACCGCGTCAGCCAGAAATGCTGTCGCCACAAAGAATGATGGAAGCAGAAATGGATGGAGAGCTTGATGAAGAAGAAGATGATTCGCCTTCGGCGAAGCCTTCGGCTGATCTATCGTACCAAGTAGACGGAAAGACATATCACTAAGTAACCATATCTCCAACCGCACACAGGCATTATACAACGGGTTGTCAAATTTGTCAAATGAGGAAATTCTATGCATGAATCAACGGAAAAAGGATGGGACATTAGAGTTAACGGCAAGTATATTGGTCGTGCTCCAATTGATCCTAATTGGGGGCTTGAATCAGCACAGGCACATATTAAGGCTGCGCTGGCCAAGGGTGTTATCAAGAAGGACGATTTATCGTTCCCTAATGTGACGCAATATTTGGTAGTGGATTCTAGTGCGCCGATGCTGCCGATCACAGGTAAGAAGAAAAGGGGACGGGCATGAGTGATGCACAAGTAGCACCACCAGAGAAGCCAGCAAAGCCACCTGCACACTATGTGGACAAAAAGAAGTTCCACGAAGCGATGGTTGCATACAAGGATAAGATCAAAGCAGCGCAGGCTAAAGGGCTCACTCGTCAAGACGATGATTGGCCACGTGTAGACAACTATATCGGCGATTGCTTTGTCAAGATTGCCAAGCACCTAGCGTATCGATACAACTTCATCAACTATTCGTATCGTGATGAAATGATTTCTGACGGCATAGAAAATTGCTTGACCTATGCTGACAAGTATGATGCAGACACCTACAAGAATCCGTTTGCGTATTTTACACAGATCGTTTTCTTTGCCTTCGTGCGACGTATTCAGAAAGAGAAGAAACAGCTTCACACCAAATACAAGTACATTGAAAGTCTTGACCTCACATCGATGATTACTCAAGGTCATGATGATGGTGAATTCACAAACGAATTCGTGTCGTGGCTAAAGGAACAGTTGGATGATGTCGATGCATCGAAGCGCGAACCTAAGAAGCCAGCCAAGAAGGCTAAGGTGGCTAAGGTTGCAAAGGTCAAAAAGACCCCGCGTGGTGGTATTGATGACCTCTAAATATCCATCATTAGTTTGCCCGTATTGCAGAGAGCCAATTCTAGTGGAGAATTTCTGCTCACACGCGCATTCAGTACATGACGCTAAAATGCCATTGACCATGACGAAGGAAGACATCGACAAACGTTATGGTCAATTGGGCGGAGTGCTATACGGAGAAATGGACGAACAGGGCAGGTTCAGACCGAATGTGACTTGACATATCCACTAAATATCTGTATACTTAGGAAATAGGTAGCGTACCTATTCATCAGAACGCGCATCGACGGTTGAGATACCGGTCAACGAAAGGAACATAATGGAAGCAATCAAGATCAGCGAGCTATTCTATAGCTTGCAAGGTGAAGGGAAATATGTAGGTGTCCCTTCTATCTTTATGAGAACGTTCGGCTGTAATTTCACCTGTGGTGGTTTCGGAATGCCAAGAGGTGAAAAGAGTGAGCAACGGTTTCATTTCCCAGTAGAAAATTATCCCACGTATCAATCGCTGCCGCTAGTATCTACGGGCTGCGATTCCTACGCCTCTTGGGATCCTCGTTTCAAGCATCTTAGTCCGCTGCTGACAATAGATGCTATCATCGAACGAATGACCTCGTTGCTGCCAAACGGCGACTACAACAACAAAGATCAACCCATCCACCTTGTCATAACGGGTGGCGAACCTTTGCTGGGTTGGCAGAAGATGTATCCAGCGTTGTTGGAGAAACTGTTTCAAAAACAAGGGTTGGATTTCGTTACGTTTGAAACTAATGGCACACAGCCATTGCATGACGACATGATCCAATATATGATGAAATCCACCATCAAGTTCACGATGTCAATCAGTCCAAAGCTTGCTGCGTCTGGTGAAGCAAGGTCAGATGCTATCAAACCTGAGGTCATCATGGAATACATTGATGCGTTGGAGAACAAACAGAACTTTGAAACAGACGACATCTATTTCAAGTTTGTGGTTGACAAGCCAGAAGATGTGGAAGAAATTGATTCTGTGCTACAGCAATACGCTTTGGGTGGTTGTTTCTACATTCCAGTTTACCTGATGCCCGTTGGTGGCACTGGTGAACTGTACTACAAGAACAACCAGCAAGTAGCGAAAATGGCCTTGGATCGTGGCTGGCGATATAGCCCGCGCATTCAAGTTGATCTTTGGAAGAATGCGTGGGGTACTTAATGAATTTTCCTGATGCTATAAATGGTGCATTTGAATTGTGCGCAGGCTTCTTTGTACTGAAGCATTGCGCGGTGCTTTACAAAGACAAGTTGGTTCGTGGGGTTAGTTTGCTTGCCGCATTCTTCTTTACCTCTTGGGGATTCTGGAACCTGTTTTACTATCCGCACCTTGAACAGTGGTTGAGTTTCTATGGTGGGTTGTTGATCGTCCTTGCGAATTCGTTATGGGTAGGCATGATGATCTATTACAAGCTTCGTGAAAGGAAGATGAATGAAAACCGATCGTGATTTGGGACTGAAGGTCGAGACATATCTTCGCAAGTGCGGGTGTGAGACACCAGTAAGCTATTCGTTTGATATGCATCACGATACGCAGGTAGGAAAGATCACCGAATCGTTCCGCGAAATCATGCAGACGCTTGGGTTGAACTTGAAGGACGATTCGCTTCAAGATTCTCCGGCGCGTGTGGCGAAGATGTATGTGGACGAAATCTTCTCTGGATTGAACTATGAGAATTTCCCGAAATGTACTACAGTAGAAAACAAGTTTAGTTACGATGAAATGGTGATCGAAAAGGGTATCACCTGTCTATCAGTTTGTGAGCATCACTTTGTCACCATTGACATGAAGGTTCACATTGCCTATATCCCTGACCAAAAGGTTCTTGGCTTGTCAAAACTGAATCGCATTGCTAAGTTCTTTGCGCGACGTCCACAGGTTCAGGAACGCTACACAGAACAGGTACAGCACGCGCTTTCGTTCATTCTCGAAACGCCTAACGTGGCTGTAGTGGTAGAAGGCAAACACTATTGCGTAGTGCAACGTGGGGTAGAGGATACCAACTCGTTGACGATTACATCAAAGCTTGGTGGTGGGTTCAAGACGAATTCATCTTTGCGTGCAGAATTTATGAGTCTGATTCGTGAAAATTAACCTAGAATACGTTGCGTCGGGTACCAACTATACCCGACTACCAAATCCAGGCGCGTATGAATTGCCTGTGAATTTGGAAATGATCCGTAAGGTGTTTCAGGGTCTACAACAACCACACCACAAGTTCTCTCTGCTATACAATGCATATACGGAGAAGCATTTTGGGGTCGCGTTCAAGAAATACTATCGTGATTGGGTTCATAGCATCCATGCTGACTCAGGTGGATTGCAGATGGTCACTAGAGGTGAAACACCTACGCCACAGCTAAAGACTGAGGTGTATGAATCTCAGGCACGCGATTCTGATGTGGCGATGTCATTCGATGAAATTCCAATCTTCATTGCTGGAGATAGGTCGCTTCGCCTCGACATGAAAAATCGCTTCTTTGATCCAGACAAGTTTGAAAGTGCGGCGATTGCTACTGGTGATAATCTGACAGAGCAGTTGGAGTATTTCGAGAAGCATAATTCCGAAACGAAGCCACTGTTCATTGCACAAGGGAATGATCTTGAAACGTATATTCGATGGACTGAAATCGCATTGGCTAGAGTACCGCATTCTCTACATGATAGGATTGGCGGTGTCGCTATGGGTGGCGCAGCTTTGGGCAATGCTATGCTTGAAGATGTCAAACGGGCATATTACTTTTCACAACTGCCTATCGACCATAGCCACTTGCACCTCTTAGGAGTTGGGTCAGTAGTCCGTATGCTTCCATATATTGTCATGTGCCATAATGGAGTGTATGATAAGGACATATGGATTAGTTACGATTCATCTACTCATACGAGTGGTCCGGAAATGGGACGACACTACATTGACCGTAAGACCATCGCATTTGGCAAGACAAAGAACGCCACCTACACCCGAATCTACAATGACATCGAAAGACGTTTTCCTGATGTCCTAGATTTTGGAGTAGATGATCTGCATGGTGCATTGACCTGTGGTGGCTATATCAATGCGCAACGTATCTATGGCACAACAAAGGAAGCAGTACAGTCATTCGTGATTCTGTTTGCAGCCTCTGTGGCGAATTTCATGGATCATGCAAATGATGCATTCAAAGACCCGAAGTCATTGCTTGCAGAGGTATCGGGTACACCACGCAATGCGTTGAAAAATCTCTATGAGGTAAAGACGCCAGCAGATTTCAAACATTGGGAAGATCATGTTGGGCACTATCTTCCAAGCAATCCAGTTCGGTTGAAGCCGAAGGCTCTGGATTCATTATTTGAGTGAGGACAATATGAGCATAAGCAGATTCATTTGGGTGACGTTTCAAAAGGAAGGTGTGCATTCGTATCCAGCAGCACCTGATGATGTGTCGTTCCTCAGGCATCCACATCGTCATATCTTCCACTTCAAGGTGAAGATTCAAGTACAACACAATGAACGTGACATCGAATTTATCCGTTTCAAGCGTGAACTGGAAAATCTGTACACCACTACCAATGAGAACAAGACTCTGGGTCTGAACAATATGTCCTGTGAATCGATTGCAGAGGAATTGATTAGTTACCTAACCACATACTACCCACAGCGAGTTGTGATGGTAGAAGTTTCTGAAGATGGTGAAAATGGCGCCATTCTGATGGCGAATCTATGATGTCACATATAGTTAATCATGTAGCATTAGAGCCTATTGATGGCCGCTATTCAGCACAATGGCTGGACTGTATCAAGCCAGAGTTTGAAAAGTACGCAGATCAACGCAAGTGGAAAATGGTTGATTTGCTTGGCACGCCCATCGACAAAGGGGTTACTGCTGGTGGGTTTCTAAACTTCGCAGATACCAACATCTGGAAGGCGTCACAGATTGTCAAAATTTCAGAACAGTTCAGCAAGGGCTTTGTAAAGCCTGGTGATGTGTTTCTGTTCACAGATGCATGGAACCCTGGCATCCTTCAGGTCAAGTATATG